ATCAAACATGTCTTGGCTAGCGTATGTATGATTAGTTGCTACAAGTCCTACGTTATGACTGCCGAACATGTTTACACAATTCCTTACAAGTGCAGTAAGTGCTTTAGGTTTCCTACCCATATCACCTTTAAGATCGCCCTTGCCAAATTGATCAACATCAGTTGGTGTAAGTAACATACCTAAGCTGTCAATAACAAACAATACTTTAGGTTTGTCTTCTCCTTCTAAATTTTTGTAGTCATCAATAAAGACTGAGATAGTTTTAGCTACATCATCAATCATACTCATGTTAAGTTTTAGTAGCTTTTTTTCACTCGTATCAACGTTTAAATTCCTAAGCCAGTCTTCATCAAGTGCATTCTCACTATCAATAAGCACAACAAAAATGTCTTGGTCTTGTGCTGCTTTTACAATGTTACCTGCACAGATATAACTCTTACCTGCACCAGACTCTCCTGCGAATACACTAACTTTACCTAGTGGAATGCCTTTGTGGAAATCGCCTGAGATGAGATAGTTTAGCGCATAGTTGCCAGTTGATATCCAATCAGTTGGATCATTAAAACCGGCACTCATGCCTGTGATAGATTTTGTTAATTGTGTTCTAAATTTACTTGGATCAAATGCTTTTGCCATAATTGTGCCTTAAAAAGTCAGAATGCAAGGAACAATATGTTCCTTGCTGGTAATGTGTTAGTCTGCTTGTCTTGCTCGGATCATTGCAAGGATGTCTTTTGCGTTATCTCCGCCACTAGAAGTTTCTGCTACTACAGGTTCACTTATTGTTACAGTTTCTTCTTTTGTTTCAACTACAGTAGTTGTAGTAGGAGTAGAACTTACACTAGTATTAGGATCTCCAGTCATTGCAGACATTCCTGCTGGGCGGAAGTATTGACCCCACTGATCACTATCATAAGCTTCTCCGTCAACACTTGCTTCAAACATCTGTTGCATGATTTTAATCTCAACATCAGTTGGCTTCTTTGGAAGGAAATCATTTAGGCTGAACAAACCAAATGAATTAATTGCATGCATTTCTTTGTCGTTTAGTGGACGCTCTCTACGTGCCCAATTACTTGTTGAGTAATCAGCAAAGCCTCCTTTAGACGTTTTATTAAGCCGGAAGTCAATACCACTTGTATAATCAGTTGGCAATTCTTCCATGTCTGGATCCATTAGTGCTTGCTTGATAATTTGGAAGATTTGAGGCCCAATGATAAATCTACGGATAGGATTTTCTGGAACACTTTCTTCTTTTAGTGGATCATCATTTACAAATCCTTGGAAAAGATATGAACGCTTTTTCCAATATCGACGACCCATTTCTTCTAGGTTAGGATCTTTAAACCAGCCACGTACCTCATTAAGGATGGCACAGCTCTCGCCATACATTTCCATACAAGGAATTTGTACCTGTACTGGCTTACTATCGGTTTCTCCTTTTACACCTGCAAAAGGAAGTTTGATCATTAGTCGCTCTCGCCAGAAAAAAGTATTGTTGTTATCGCCATCTGGAAGGAACCTAAGAGATGCAGTAGTACCCTCTGCCATATTCCAAAAGGGATAGATACCGTTATCACCACCGGATGTGTTTCCACCTTGTCTTGATTCTTGTTCTTTGAGTTTTGCTCGAATTTCTGCTAAAGTTGCCATAATATGCCTTTCTATAAATTGTTAAATGTGCCTTAGCTATTTGCCTTTAATGTGTAGCACAAACATATATGCTACACGAGTATTTATCAAATGTCAATAATTAAATTACTGATTTGATAGATTATTTGTGATCATCTGTGCAGTGTGTGTGCCAGTATGAACTTCCGTGTTGATCGTCGTGATCATGATGTTGCCATGAATTGCAATGATTATGATCATGCATTCGTGACATATGGTGTTCTCTGTGTGGTGTAGTACAAGCTGCGAGTAAAATAGTTGCAGCCGCTACAGTAAAAAATAATTTCATAATTTCCTTTTATGCTATTCCAGCAAGCTTCAAAATATCTTGTGCTTCTGTACTGTACTTATCTTTAATTCTACCAAGCTCTTCTTGATTGGCGC